GCTATCTTCGGTAAAAAAGTGTTGCAAGAAAAGCACGAAGATAAACCCAAGAAAAAATCACTTGACAAAAAGTAGCAAATATGTTATAAATAGACTTGTAATTGTTGATACAAATCAACGCATGGACTGGACTCGGGTGCGAATCCCGACAGCTCCACCAAGTATACATTTACTGAGTGTATAGTTGATGGGGCTGAATTAGGAATCGACAGACTTGTAGAGATAAGAGTAGATTACCGTGGTGACTTACGTTAGACAGTCAAAATCAATAAGTGCAAATGATAATATAGCACCTTCTGGATTCGCCCTAGCGGCATAATCACAGGGAGTTGGCGACTTACTTAGCAACAGAAAAGTCGCACTTTAAGTTTCAATTATAGGAAAGGATTTTTAAATGAAACAGATACTACTTGCAACAGTAGCAACATTCGCACTAGCGGGAACAGCAATGTCCGCTGACTTGGATGTAGAGTTGGGTCTAGACCTTACACAGAATGCCAGCGATAAAATGGTGGCAGACACAACAATCGATATTAGCATGTCAGCACCAGCTGGTATTGCAAGTCTCGGTCTAGTCGCAGATGGCGATGCTGTAAAAGTAGACAGCTATTCTCTAGGTACTGTAGTAGCTGGCGTTGCTGTTTCTTATGGAGATCAAGGTGATCTATTGGGTGACTTCGGTGGTAAAACTGATAGCGTAGGTGGAACAACACTTGCTAACCCAAATGATGATGGCGAAAGCATTAAAGTGTCAGTAGCAGGCGTAGGTCTACTAGTAGGTCTTACAGACGTAACTTCAGACATCACAGATGTAGAGAATGTACAAGCAACATACTCACTAGCAACCAGTGGCGTTGAAATCGGTACAGGTATCGACTACAACATGGATAGCGAAGAGATGACTATCTTGTCACATGCAGGTTATGCATTGAATCAATTTGGATTCGGTGTAACAGGTACATACGAAGTAGAAGCCGAAACATATGGCTTTGAAGCTGATGTAACTGCTATGGGCTTGACAGCATTCGTCAACGGTGATGATAGCGACATGATGCAAAATATTGGTGGTGGTTATACAACTACAATCAATGGCATGGGTCTATACGCAGAAGGATCGTACAACCTTGATAGTGAAGAGTTCACACCAGCAGTTGGTGCATCCTTCAACTTCTAAGAAGTATAGTAAAGTAAAGAGTAAAACAAGGGGCGAGGAAACTTGCCCCTTTATTTGTAATTAATACATAATGATGTGAGCGCAGGGGTAAAGCCTGCAAACAAGGAGAAATGAAATGGAACTACTAACTATCTGGAGCCTCATCGGGTTCCTTCTAGCCGCTTATGCGGTGATCGCCAACGACTCAGTACAAACTCTCGGTACATGGATGGCGTCAAACAATGAGAGATTCAATTACAAAACTTTATGGCTAGCCGCAAGTGCTGTACTACTAGCAACGCTATGGTATGGATGGCATGTGAACGGTGGCGATATTAGTTACGGAAGATTAAACAAAATCCCGTGGCAAGATGTTCAATGGTATCACGCCGCCGCACCAGGAATACTTGTAGTACTTACACGCTTTGGTGTGCCAGTGTCAACATCCTTTTTAGTGTTGAGTGCTTTTGCAAGTACGTTTGTGCTAGAAAAGATGTTGATGAAGAGCATCATGGGTTATGGTATTGCCGCTCTGTTCGCATATGGTGTTTGGTACTTTGTATCACGTACACTTGATGAGACTAAGCCAGTTAAAGATGAACATAAAAACTATTGGCGCATAGCACAATGGGTAGCAACAGGTGGCTTGTGGTGGACTTGGTTGTCACACGATATGGCAAACATTGCTGTGTTCTTACCGAGACAAGTGCCTGTCGATTTAATGATCTTAGTATCAGTTGTATTCGTAACTGGTCTATTCTTTATGTTTAGAGAACGTGGAGGAAAGATACAACAGATCGTACTAGAGAAGCATAACACCCGCTACGTGCGCAGTGCAACGCTCATAGACTTGTTCTACTGGGTTTGCTTATACTTCTTTAAAGAACTCAATGACGTTCCTATGTCAACTACATGGGTCTTTGTGGGTATGCTTGCAGGGCGTGAACTTGCTATCGCAACGTTTACAGGTAAGATGAAAACTAAGTCTGTCTTTCCTCTAGTAGCAAGAGACTTTCAAAAGATGATGATTGGGCTAGGTGCATCTGTTGCACTAGTGATAGCAATACATTATATAATCGTCCCAAACGGACTATAATTTGCTTGACAACTGCGCTCACATCTGATATAATAATAGCATATCAACAGCAAACAACGGAGAATTTCAATGACAGTAATCTCAACTTATTTTAAAGAGGATGCAGGCTTTCGGGCACGTGCTGAAGTCGTTAAAGAGGGGAGTGATTATAAGATGAAGTTGTATGACCCAGAGGGTAACTTTGTTAGCGAGAAATCATTTCCAGGTAAGTCAATTCACTACGTAGAGAGTGCGGCTGAAAACTGGACAATGGGCTTTCAAGTTCTATGAGTATAATCTCTGGTGTACGTGGTAACACATATGGCCTTGACATTCGAGACGGTATGGTGTATATTGGTGATATTGCAATGACAAACAATTCGCAAGAAACGCAGTTGTTTTTATATGCATATCGAATAGGCAGGGATCACAAAAAAATGGAGATAAGGGAAGCACTAGACATATGAAAGAATTAAATTCAGAACGAATTATGCGAGAAATACAAGAGTATATCAAAGCAGGTATACCTTACATTGATGCGGTTATTGAGTATGCAGAGAAGAACGAAGTTGAGATTGAAGTGGTTGGTGAAATTATTCGCAGGTCGCCTGTTCTGAAAGCAAAGATACATGATGAAGCCGAGGAGTTGAACATGATAGAACGACAAGCGAAGTTGCCAATTTAATGTCAATGTATAGCACCACAGATGCGTTTGACATCTATGTTTACTATCTTGCACTGAAGAGACACTTCACTTCGAACTATGACTTTTTCAAGTACAATGGCAAAGTCAAAGCTAACGCAATGTCTTTCGAAAACAGAAAAGACAAATTCTTCTTCTACAAACTATCGAAGAAGAAGGAAGCAAAAGATATTATTCTAGCTAACATGCTTGCAAACCCTAATGCGTGGGCAGGTGAGTTACTAGATGATAAAGACGAATCCATTTATAAAGAATGGATAAAGCGAAAACAGTCCTTGACATATCAGTTTAAATCTGATATAATTAACCTCGATGATGACTTCAATGACAACTTTGTTGTTCACGATGGTCAGCATCCAAGACTGTTAAAATTGTATATGATGAATGATATTAGCCTTGAAACGCTTGTCATGATCTGTGATATAACAAACTGTATAGGTCATTGGGAGAAGAATATTTCTGATACCATTGTATTTCCTGATATAAATAAACTTGTCAGGAAATACAGACCTTTCTTAGATTATGATAAACCAAAAATGAGGAAAATATTACTTGACAAATACAACGAAACATGATACTATACATCGTATAAATCGTAAATAAACCGTCATACATAGGAGAATACATATGACTACATCATTCGCCGCCCTTAAACAGGCTCGTTCATCAAGCTTTGATAAGCTAAATTCACAGCTTCAAAAGCTAGACAACAACACCTCAAATAATAGAAACGATGACTACTGGAAGTTAGAAGTCGATAAAGCAGGCAATGGCTATGCTATTATCCGTTTCTTGCCAGCACCACAAGAAGAAGATTTGCCATTCGTTCGAGTATTCGATCATGGCTTTCAAGGTCCAGGTGGCTGGTATATCGAAAACTCTTTGACTACTATTGGTCAAGATGATCCAGTGTCAGAGTATAACTCTCAATTGTGGAATTCTGGTGTAGACGCAAACAAAGAGATTGCACGTAAGCAGAAGCGTAGGCTTTCTTATCACGCAAACATCTTTGTCGTTAAAGACCCTACCAATCCTCAGAACGAAGGTCAAGTCTTCAAGTACAAGTTTGGTAAGAAAATCTTTGACAAGTTGAATGCCGCAATGAACCCAGAGTTCGAAGATGAATCACCAATCAACCCATTTGATTTCTGGGAAGGTGCTAACTTCAAACTCAAGTGTCGTAATGGCGATGGTGGGTATCGCACTTATGAACCATCTTCTTTCGAAGAGACTAGTACTCTTTCTGGAGATGATGAAGCATTAGAGAAAGTATGGCAGAGCCAGCACTCTCTTAAAGAAATCGTTGAGCCTAAAAACTTCAAGTCTTACTCTGAACTTAAAGCCAAGCTTTACAAAGTTCTAGCACTTGATGGCAGTCAACACGCACCCACAACGACTGCCGAGGATGACGATGCGGCGATGGACTTCACTCCGAAGTTCAAAGAGCGTACAGCTCCTACACAGAGTGAAGCTCCATCGCCAACTTATGATGAAGCATTGCCGTCAACGGGTAGTACCGATGACGATGATGACCTAGATTTTTTCAAAAGTCTAGCTGACGATTAAACGTTCTCATCTAAGCGTAAAGGGGAGTCTTCGGGCTCCCCTTTTTTTATACCACAAACTTTTACAAGGAGTAAAATGAATATAGTATTTTTTGCTATTGTTATTGCAGGCGCTATCAGTGCTTTTGAAAATCAAAAGAAGCTTAATGCGTTATGTGCAGAGGAAGTCAAAGAAGGTGTTTCTGAGACTGTTAAAGAATGTAAACAATATTACTTTGATACAAGGATCAAAAAGGGGTGGTAGACACCCCTCTCTTAGATCAAAAAGCGAATGCTCTTGGATCTGATGGGTCTAATGCTTGTGACGTTCCTGTCTGACTATAGTAGTTGTTTGTAGTAGCGTTACTTGTATTACCGCCATTATTATTCACTGTAGCGTTGTTCTGCTGTAATGAAGTGGCTTCTTTATCTAACTCAGCAAGTTTAGCAACACGTTCATCTTCTACCTTTTGAAGTCTCGCTTGTATATCACTGCCTCTGTTATCTACTGTCGCTCTTGCTTCAGCAACATCATCGGCACCTACAATCAATCTACCACCTGGCAAACTACGAATAGTTTCTAATGCCATGAGTTTAATTCTATCTGGAATACTTGCAAACCATTCACCAAACATTAAGAAGCCTGACTTAAGTTTAGCTTTTAGATTGGTGTACATGATCTTAGCTTCCATAGTAACTCTATCTGGAATGCCTGTTATCCACTCTGATAGTTCACCAAACTTAGTTTTTATTGTTTCACCTACACCTGCAAGTGCGTCTTTAGCCCATGTGATACCAGCAGTAAATTGTTCTATAATATAATCGTTTAATTTAAATGGCTCTGCACCTTCTTCATTCCAACCAAACAATCCACGAACAAAGTTAATCGCCATGTTGATTGGTGCATATATGATATCTGTGAGTTTACCTAATAGACCCAGTGCAGTCTTATCTTCTTCGCCAAATGTAAACAAGTCTGTGACAACTTTAAGAGCGTCTTTGACACCAGCAAATATCTTGTCTGTCATACCTGTCCATAGTTCAGTAAAACTAAATGAGTTAAGTGCTTCAGCACTGTCATCGAATCCTAACTTACCTAAGACCCATGCTACAGCGCCTTTTAATAAATCTAGTGGCTTAGTAATCAGTGATGTGAATAGTCCATCGATTGCGCCTTGTAGACCTCCAAGAATACCACCTTCTGCGTAACCATCAATCGCACCCTTAACTACATCAAATGCTGTTACGATGATAGCAATAGGAGCAAATATTTTACCAACAACTCTTGCAATACCAGAGACACTAGCACCTAGAGTTGTAAAGTAGCCCTTCATGATATTCAGGAAGTTTTTAATTCTACTCATAGGACCTTTACCTTCACCACCAACAATACCCTTTAGAGTATCGCCAGCACCTTTAATCATATCTGAGATGGGGGCAAAGAATGCTTTGAATTTTGCAATAGTTTTACCTAAATTGCTTTCAGGATTAATCTTTAGAAACTCACCCACATTTGCAAGACCTGTTGACACACTCGTTCTTACACTTGTTATAGCAGATGAGATACCTGTTCTTAAAGCAGTTATTCTAGTATTAGTTCTACTCTTTAAATCATCAAGGCTTGATGTCCAAGCTTTAGGAGTAAGCGTTTTCGCAACTGTTTTGATTGCTTGATACTGACCAGAGATGACACCCAATGCGCCACCAAGTGCTAATGCGATACCCTTGCCTATAATACCTAGTCCACCAAATATAGCAAGTGTGTTTTTAGTTTCACCTACAATATCAGGACCCTGTTGTGTTGGAGCAGGCGTATCATTACTTACTGGCGCTGGCTTACCCTTAGGATTTAATAGATCATCATCGCCTTGATCACCAAGTCTCTCTTTCATAAGAGCCAGATTAGTCTGCATGACATTATACATGCCTTCAATGTTTACACTGATAGTTTTCAGTATATCATTAGTAACCTTTACAGAGTTCGTGCCTTTATTTCGAGTCAGTTGTCCCTCTGCTCGAATTCTTTCGATCACTCCCTGTAATGTATTGTCTTCTGCCATTTATCTGTTCTCTTCTGCTTTTTGGGTCTCAATGAAATCAATCAACATTTCATAGTATAAATCCCTTTCGAAGGGTAGTAAATTTTCAACTTCACTTATCTGATATTTATGATGTTGCGCCAAGCCAAAAACCATTCTATAGTACGATGCAAGAGTTATATGACTCAGCGTTAGATAAAAAAAGTTTCTGTTCCCTCTGCTACAAATGTTTTCTCAGTTCCATCTTCTAGTTTATATTTCGTCTCAAATCTCATCTTTGGTATCGTATCAAAGAATTCTTTAATATGGTTTAAAACATTACCATCTAATGTGTCGATAAAATCTGTTACTTCTTGTGTTGTAAAGTCTGCTATCTTGTAAACATCTTCGCCTTCGACTACTGTATCAATACAGTCTCGCATTAGATCAAACATTGCGCCAGCTTGATCTTCTGCATCTTCGCCTTGACGTAATACTTTAATAAAATCAATTGAAGGATATTTCATTGATAGTGAAATAGTATCTGTAACTGGAATTATTTTCTTATGATCTTCGCTTCGTACAATTTCAATTTCATCGATATCTAGTTCAAGGTCAACCATCTCTTCTGTGTCTGGATCTGAAACTCTAAACTTCAATAAGTTATTAACTGCCTTTGAACGAATTTGAATCAGAATATACTCTAAATCAAACACGGCTAATTTAGCAATATCGTAATCTTGGATACAGTTAGTAAGAATTTGTTTAATCGATAGTACTACCTGATCGATATCATTGGACTCTTGTGCAATCAGAAGAATCTTTTCTTCTTTTACTGTGAAAGGTCTAAACTTTACTGTGTCACCATTAGAGGGGATAGTCAATTCGAATAACGGTTGGTCAATCTTTGGTAAAGGCATAATATACTCCTATAATATAATTATAATGAACCCAATATTGTATTGATATTGGTGAATTGGTTAATAGCGTCTTGGATGTTTCTAGGTTTGCGTATATTAGAAACAGCCTGTCCTATAGTATTTAGTGATGATAAGAATGATAGAATACCATTAACGCCTCTTGCACCACCAGTCACAGTTCCTTGAACAGTACCATCTACTGTTAACTCATCAAATGCAAACGTTACAGGCAACGTCATTGCTTCTGCGGCGTTCTCCCAAGACAAGTTGATCGATCCTATAGAGATTGGATATACGTTGCCAAACTTGTATGTGTAGAACTTGTTCTCTGTTGGTCCAGAATACTGAATGACTTCCATAGAACATGCGTATTCATCTTTATAGCCAAATTCAAATGGTAGCAGTGCAGATGGACTTTCGCTAAAGTATCCGCCTGACACATCATAGTTTACGATCTCTTGCATCCATCTGTGAAAGAACTTCTGTACACCAAACTCGCTATCAACCATGAAGCCAGTGTTTATAGGTGCATAGTCGAATGTAGTTGGTCGCTGTTCAGATGGTCCAAATCCTTTTGGTTTAAATGGAGTAGCACCTACTGCGATATCTGGTAGTGCTACTGCACGACAAAAGAATGATAACTCTCTACTTGGAAAGTTCTCATCTAAGAAACTCAATGATGGGTTTAATATAATTCTTACGTAGAATAGGTTTGTCTGGGCAATCCCTCTAGTATTTACTTGAGATGAAAATTCTGATATATTAAATGCCATTAGACTGCTCTCCGTGAATCCGCAAATACTGTAGACTTGCTTGCGCCTTGGAATCTCTCTAATGGTAAGAACAATGCAATGTCCCACTCAGATGGATAGATGTACAAGAAGCGGCTTCTTAATTGTGATGTTAAATAGTGTTTTACGCAAGGCTTAAAGTATCTGAACTTTGATGCGTTGCTAAGAATGTCATAGTTAATACGTAATCTTGT